GAACTGAAAAAGATTCAGGACTCGAAGCCAAGAGGCGACAGCCTCTTACGACTGATACGGTCGTTGCAACGCTTGCAGTCTTCAGGGCCGCCTGCCGTAGGTGCGAGATCACCTTCCGCGGAGAGGTCCGAAGTTGCCCGGTGTGTGGGGAAGTACCTAGGGACTTCCGAGGAGTCATCCTCATTGGAGACGAAAGGCTCGACGTCACTGTCACTCCGGTGCGGCGATGATCAGATCTTCATTACCACTCAGCCTGGTGTTGTTCGGTGCTCGCACTGTTCAACTTGCATGCCTGCCACTGTCTGGTCTGATCATCAGCGGGAGGAGGGTCATAGTCGGTGTGAGCCGGTTTATATCCTTCGTCCTCAACGACGCTGATCAGTCGTTTCTATAGGCTGCCTACAATTGTAAAGTAGGCGTAAGTTAGACACCGGCGCTCCGGTTATAATCCTATTGGTGATCTTCACACCACTCGAGAAGCCCCAGGGCTCCACGACAAAAGTCATGAAGAAGAACAAACAAACAGTTTTGCAGGAAGCTGCCAGAATTGCTCGGGAAGAGAAACGCCGTTTGAAAAAGGATGAGAAGACTTCTCACCAGCTAGAGATGGCCCGGGTGGCTCGTCAAGCCCAGGCGAACATCAAGAAGTCGTCGAAGGTGACCCCATCAGCCCGGCGCGATAAACCCTTGGAGAAGGTGATTGCCAAGTCCGTGCTGTTGAATCCAAGCTCGGACCTGGCAAAGTGGGCCCGTATGTTGAGCCGTCCCTTTGATTTTGAGGGTTATTTTTGTCCCATCAACTACAACCCGGTGCCGTCGTTCATCCAGTCGACGGCCCGAACCACCTCCACCAACCTCAACTTTACAGTTGGGACGGCGTCCGGGGTCCAGATGGTCCTCTTTCCTGGACATGGTCAGATTGCGGACTCCGTGGGCTCCGTCATGCAGGGAGCTGCTGCAATGGATGGTGTCGCGTACCACGGGATGGATCAAGTGATTGGCAATGCGGTAGCCCCTGCCAGTCATTACGTTCCGGGACCTATGAATAAGACGGACAACATCTCAACAAAGGTTGCTGTCGCGGGTTTCGTCACAACCACAGCACTTAACGTGACTGCCGCGGCATCAAACACAGCCTCTTCGAGTGCCCTGACCTGGGACGTCAGCCTGCCCTATGTTTCCGTGACCAACGGGACAAACGTCGCCGGCCACCATTCTCGCTGGCAGTTGACAGCCATGGGTATCCGGATTCACAATGTCTCGCCCGAAATTTATCGGGGTGGGACTGTAATCACGGTACAGCCGACCAACAATTATCACCCTGGCGCAGCAACCAGCCTGAACCTGCTGGAGGCTTTCCCCACCTTCAAAGATCATGGTGTCGGCGAAGACGTCGAGGTGAGTTGGATACCTCGTGCTGAAGACCTCGCCTTCTGGCACGGAGCCGATTCCGAGGTGACGGGGCATGCCGATCCTTACATCCGTAACCCCGGAATGCTGATCTTTTTCGAGAATGCCACTGGTTCGACCCAGTCTTATACATATGAGGTTGTCTGCCATTGGCAGCTCTCCGGGACGTATTTGAATCCTGTGGGTGGGCCGGCTCCGCATGCCCCGGAGGTGAAGCCAGCTGTGGAGAAGACCCTGTCTTTTCTGCAGAACAATTCTCATACGGCCCGTCAGGCTGTTGATATTGTGTCGAAGGCGGTCTCGCATAGTGGGGCCACGAGCAATTCGACCTGGGCAGACTTCGCGTCCCGCGGTTTTTCGGCTGCCCGCTCTGCCGCGAAGTTTGTTGCTAGCTCCCTTTGAGGAGTACATCTAGCGCCTGTA